ATCAATTCTTTTGCTTGGCGCCGGTTATTCGGGACGTCGTTCCGCAGATAAGTGGGTGTAACGCACTCACCTGCATAGGCGTCCATTCCGCAAGACTCTCTGAAGCTTCCGCTCAAGAAAGTTTTCGCGGCGTTAACCTTACAGTTGTACTTCTGTAGGCAATCGATAACCGAAATCGCATATTGTGTGGGGACCATAATATCATCCCCATACACGAATACGTCACGAGAAACCAAATAGGCGTTTCTGTGACTTACTGGGAGGTTCTGCAATTCGAGCAAAGCCATAACACATATAGTGTAAAAGTACATGGCCTCAATCGGAAAGCAGAGAGCGGAACCCATTGACGCAAACTTAGCCAGTGGCGCAATTACTTGGCCATTGGGAAGTACTGCGGAATTCGTTCGACATGCATCTATGGCATCCCTGAGGTCAGGGTTACCACGAAACATCTCCAATGCTAGCTCTCGCGGGACGCGATCACTAGCATCTTTGAGATCAATAGTTGCATATTGACCCGTCAACGATGACATTAGGGCCAACTCTTGATTAACAGTCTGGTCACGGAAATTAATGTGACCACTTGTCAAATCAGAGTTCTCGATCGTCTCATATAAGAGCGATCGGATGGCTTGCTGCGTGTATTGCATACACGGAGACTCCATAGCAATAATGCGTGGGCCCTTCAGAGTTTTCGGAACAGTAACCACCTTTACAGGAGGCTCTTGCTCCGCTGACAGGAACGCGACTTTCTCGAGCACTCCATCATCGAAAGCGCTTATCGAATAAGCACTATCTAAGACTGGAAAATAAGGCTCAAGACGTTCGTGCCAGTACTTCCAAACATACTTCTGGTTACCCATGGTACGATCGGAAGTAATACCGGGTCCGTGCCGTGGGACCAACATATCAAGGCGTAAATGCCCCAACATATTATCCCACAGCACAGCCGAAACTTGAGCAAAGCGCTCATGGTCGGCTGTCGGTAAATAAAACTCGGCGAAGGATCGCTCAGTTTCAACATAGGAATGAAGCGTCTTTGCAACCCTCTGAGGGCTGCACGGTAACTCCATTTTCTTGAAGGTAAGGCAAAATTGCCTTGTTGCTTCAATGATAACGGAAGCTTGAACCGCTTCAAGTTTTTCTTTGTCATAAATCCTCCCTGTCTCACGGTTAAAGAGTTGACTAAGCATACCTTGCAAGAATGCAGGGATTGCGCCAGATCTCACCTTCGCGAAATTGCGAAAGTGAACTGTAGAGTCGATTGTCCCCGTCTCTAAGGCCTTTTCGAGGTCCGAAGAGAACTGGGGTAAGGTTATCGTTAGGAATGATAACCCTTCCTCTTTAACCCGTGATCTCAAAGTTATAAGATCACGTAAATCAGAGACTTCAGCGATACACTTAGCACACGCGTCTTCATAGACACAATGTGCCATCTTCAGCAGATCACTTACGTTGCTTTTCAAAGTAACCCTCCTTTCGAGGTGGGCAGACTTTCAAGCCACGAAGTCATCCTCCAGGGAACATTGCCGACCCCCATGGGACGGCACCCTGTCATAACTATTACAACGAGTGACGCGTATACAAAGCGCGCCAATTACCCATAAGATAGGGCTTGGGGTCAGGAATTCAAAACTCCCGACCAACAAGTTTTCCTATAAGGGTCGCATCCACTTGGGCGAAGAGCCCAGCGGCAAGCTGTTGTATCTGTGCAACCGAAAACCCCACCTCGGGGCGATCGATCACAATATACACACCTAAAGTTTCGTAATCGTTGACAGTTGTCAACGGGTCCGGAACCACGGCGAGCTGGTCGACACGTATCATCGAACGAATTCGTTTGTTCGATTTCTGATGTGAGACTTTTTCTGTAAAAAGTGCATCAGACGTCTGATAAGTGGCTGAAGAGCCTTCTATCAGAATACGTGCCATGACTTTTGCTACAGAATTAACTGTAATAGTTAGAGGGTCGGATAACATAGTGGTTGATCTCCTAAAAGATAAGGACGGTTGATCACTAGTGTTCTCTCACGACTTGTCCAAAGAGTCAGTGAGAACTTAACAGCAAGTGAAGATGGAATCTAGCCTACCTATGGGATAGCCCTAAGGCAGCTAGAATTGCTAATTGGCGGCCCGAAAGTGGGTTCGCCAGGCGAAAATTGAATGAACTATCTGCACCTTCGCGTCGTTTGGATTCAAAGTATCGATACCAAACGATGTCATGCTTCTTTCCATCCCATGTAGTGAATTTCGAGTTAAGCTCAAAACGGTACATGGAGTGGTGCATGAGGTACATATATTTGGACGCAACACTGTCTGTGGCAAGATCCTGGAACAACTGAATGTTGTCCCCGACCTTAACAAACCAGTCGACAGCCCACGTCCAGGGATATGCTCTCCATATTAGCATAGGGTTGACTTGGAGACCTAAGAGCGTCAAATGACGGTCTATGTCTCGCACGATGGTAAAGTTACCATAGTCCTTGCTAATATCGAATTCGGGTCTGTAAGACTTGAAGACTCCCTCGTACCAAACATCAGTAAATTTCTGAAGTTTGATAGTGTATGAGGCTCCAGGCTGGTAGAAATCGGCGCCATTGTAACTCATGGGTGAACACCCAGGGTTACTCTGCGTCCATACCACCTCTTCAGACTCAATTCTCCTGTCAGCGCGGATCCGTTTCACCCACTGAGCATTGTCTCGCTCTAACTGAGCGAAATGCTTTTGTGCATTAAGAGTTGCATTATTTAATTTCTGCAAATCTGAAATGAACGGAGCCCAGCCAAACTGGGTATTCACGAACTCACCTGCAATATGCTTGGGAAGCATATTGGTGCTCTTTAAGTTACCTCCCACACGTTTCCAATAGTTGGCAAACGCTTCAGAGGCAGCCGGGAGATTTCCTTTCAGTCGCGTAGCCTTATGAGCCACGTAACTAATAGGTCCCTGTAGCATACCATTGGCGTCGCGGATTTCCGCAAGAAAGACGCCCATGTCTGCGAGTTCGGGTTTTGGGCGTAGCCTACTGTACGCCCCCGCACCTAGTGAAGACAAATCGGGTACTAAAGTCAAATTAGGTTCTCCAGATGCAATCCCGAGAAGGGAATCATCTGAGAATTCATCTAAATATGGATACCAAGCAGGCCCAAAGAAGGCCCCTTGATAGAACCACGTCTCTCCAGTCCAGGGGTTTTTAGTCCCTGGATCGAGATAATACTGACCTGCATCCCGAAGATCTATGTATGGAAACCCTACTTGCAGTTTCTTAAACGCGCCTCCAGTGACGTATGGTGGACCGGGATTAACCGAGTCCCACACCGTCTCACGGGAGGAAGTGCGATTTTGATAGGGCGTATAGACGTCCTGTGCAAGAAGCGGAGCTGGATAACCGTTGGCAATGTTGTAAATACTGCCAGCTTTTACGGATCCCCCCGCGGGGATCTGGGTGTCTCGTGTCCGTATTCGGGGTCCTAGTGTCTTCACAACAATTATCCTTTCATTCAATTTAAAATGGAAACATCATCGCTGATGTCTCAAACGGCC